CCCTTCGCATAGCTCAAGTGTTGAAACTCTCAAAAATTGAAACCGATCTTTTAATTAGATCCCTCACCGGTCATGTCTTTGTTGACAAGAATGGTAAAATAACTGAACAAAAGTGGGGTCAATTAATGGGTTCTATCACGAACTTCCCGGTATTGTGCATTATTAATGCTGCACTTTGCCGAGCTAGTTTGGAGTGGGATGAAGGAAGGATCTATAGTATCCATGATGCAAAACTCATGATTAATGGTGACGATGTAGGGATGCGCATCGGGGTAAAAGGGAAGTTGTACTGGGAACAAATAACTGCTTTAGCAGGTTTGATTCCTTCGATTGGGAAGTGTTCGTATTCGAGAGAGTTCATCGATATTAATTCGACGAGCTTCATCCGGGATACGAAGGACCCCACAAAAGTACTAATTCCATCTCCTGAATTTGTAGCGAACTCACAGCTACCGCTCGATTTACAGAAAGACGACGATTTCTTACCTGGGCCAAAAACACGATTAATTAACTTTAAACAAATAAAGTACATTAACCTTGGTTTAGCCTATGGAATGAAAAGGTCGGGTAATAGTGTAAAGGATCGACGTTCCGCCATGGGGTCAGGACGTAAGAGCGATGATTCAATTGGAGCCCGATATAGAGAAATGCTTCGACTAGCGCCTGTCGAAAAGCATGCATATTGTCACTCAATCTTCATTCGGCAAAATCGTGAATTGCTCACTAAACTCAAAGTTCCGTGGTACATCCCGGAATGGTTGGGTGGTCTCGGCTTAACCGGATTTCACCCTCCCTCTGATAAGGATCTGCGCATTGCGCATAAATTAATGATCCATAAGGAGGAGATGTTTCCTTCAGTACTAATGAAAGGGGCGACCTGGCAGATACATAAGTATGTGCTTGAACGCTTGCCCGCCAAGGTACAGAAACAAACCAATGATGAGGGAATGGAAGCTTACCGTCGCCTTTATGGTGCTTTGGCGGTTGAGTCTTTATTCCGTGACGACTTTAAAGAGTTATTCGGTGAACCCAAACAAGACATTTATCTTAGACAACTACAGAGAAATGAAAAGATTTGGTCTACCACTTTAAAGAAGGGGCACTTACCGGCCCCAGTCACTATTGAGAGCATTTTGCCTATTAAATTTTATTCTTTTCTTAACGTAGCACGTGTCATCTGAACCTAAGTCGCCTTACGGCTTCTGATGGTTTTACAACTACGTGCCAAAC